TGGCAAATATCTTTCTCCAGTTGCTTTTGATCCTTGAGTAGATGGTTTGCCAGATTTAGTTCGCCATTTTTGTTTTGTCCAATTGACTAAACTTCTTTGACTATCTTTCACGATGTATACCCACCGCCTTTAGCTTTATAAGTCTTAGCCAACATCTGTGCTTTACGAGCTGACCATTGACCAGGTCTACCACCTTTGTCACCAGCTTTAATCCTATTAAAAATAGCTTTACGCATTTTAGGATTGGTATAATTACCAGCTTTATTAACAGTAGATTTTGACACTAAGTTTTTTTGCGTGGTTTTTTCATAGCATTACGAAACGCATCATTCATTGTTTTCTTTTTTTTCTTTGGGCGACCTACTTTGTCACCATATGTTCCTGGACCATAAGGCATAATATTCTCCTACATTTGTTGTTGATCGCCGCCAAGTTTTTGTTGCATACCTTGATCGTCTTGTGCAGCACCCATTCTAGCTTTAGATAAAAGCATACGAAAACCACCTTTACGTCTAGCTTTTGCTTTAGCTGCTGCTTGTTCGCCAAGCTCTCGCCTTTCAGCTTCCGCTTCAGCTTTGAGTCTTTCGTTTTCCTCTCTTTGCTCATCAAGTTGTTGCTCTTGTTTTTTAATAGCAGCAGAATTACTACCTCCACCACCGCCAAAAATACCGCCCATAATTATTTCCTCATCATGTAATAGTTAGCTTGGTCTGGACCATATCTTCGCAGTATTCCTTCTTTAGTAAAACCAAGAAACCTAGCCCAAGATACAGCCCTCTTATCTGCGATTCTAACTGTAATCTGTAGGCGATGCAATGCAAGGGATATCGGCACGATATCAATAAATCTTTTGGAATATTTTGAAAGAATGTATGGTTTTTTTCTGATTGTATTATCTGCAATCATCCATGCTTCAGCTACACCATTCCAAATAGGAACTATGCCAAATATCATTACAGGATTTAAATTTAAAAAAACAGTAGCACAAAATCCTATCTCGTTTTGCATTTCAAGTTTATCTGCAACATCAAAGTATTGTTGATGAGCCAAAATATCTTTTTGGGTTATTCTCATCGATTGATAATGAACTTTAGAAAATGGCATAAAGAATACACCATCAGGTTTTTTATTATTTAGTTCATCAAATAGTTGTGAATACATCAAAGTCTGTATTTGCTACAGTCTGAGCTATCAAAGTATTTTTATGTAGTCCTGATCGTGTCATGCGTTTATGTTCACCACCACCAAGTAATAAATAACCAAACGCATCGCCAACGTGCGAGTGTTCGTTTTTGTTTGGTGAATCTTTAAACCTTTCATGTCCAGCACCTATAGCCAATCGTTTAAAGTGATAACCACCAGCTAATGATTTTCTTAACAGCTTACATTCTCTTGAAACAATTAATCCTGGTTTACCTTCTATCAATCGCAACATCGGTGCGGCAGCTGCTTCACGTCTAACCATAAATTTATTGGAATGAGTTGGTTGAGCTGTTAGACCTAAAGTTTTTAAATGGTCAAATGCTGTAACTTCATAGATAGCATCTCTGGCTAAACCAGCCGGATCACCCCAAACTATCAATTGAGCTTTTGGATACTTACCATTTAACTCAGCCAATAACTGATTACCAAATCTTTCTAACCCCATGTCAAAGGTTACGATTTCGTGTAGAACGATCCACCTACCATTGTTGAGTCTTTGCCCAATTACAGCTGCTGGTGTAAGTCCAAAGTCCAGTCCTATTTGAATTGGAAGGTTAGGATCATACTCTACATCTCCTGACATTAACATATCGTCATACTCATGCCAAACTGGTTTTCCTTCTTGCACATAAGTATATTTACCTTCGGCATAACATCTTACCCAATCTAAGTTTTTGCCACCTAGCATTTGCATATAGTAACCGGATGGAAGGTTGTTTTTGTTTTCAGCTCGAGGGTTTAGCTTCCACCATCTGCCACTAGCAAATATGTGATCATTTGCTTCCGGATTCTCTGGCAGTTTGTCTGGTGTCACTTCCACAACACCACCCGGTTGTTCAAAAAATCTCCACCCAAACTTACCAGTCAACTTTTCTTTCTTAGCTAACCGAAACCACCAATGGTCATCATCCATTGGGTTAGTATCCATCCAGATGCCATACCACGTTGGTCCACCATCTCGTTTCGTTGGATATCTACCAACACGATGTGTTAGTCCATCAATCACAGCTTTAGGTAGTTCTCTTGCTTCGTTTACCCATGCACCGGTGAGTTCAAGTGATAAAAGTTTTCTTACGTCTTTGGGTTGGTCCAATGCAAGGAATATAACTTCGCAGTCAATTCCATGGGCATCACCCCTACTAGGAAGTCGGATGTGGTGAGAAATAGGGGGTGTCCAATGCATCGGACCAAAAACGTTTTCAGGAAATATTTCTTGCCATGTTTTTATCGTTGTTGTTTTTAATTCAGGATACGAGTTTCTAACTATTACAAAACGAGAATACTTAATACCATCTATAGGGGATGGTTTTTGTTGCACAGCTCTCATCATTATCTCAGCTGCACACGCATAGGATTTGCCACTACCTACTGGACCTACGATCCCACGCACAAAACTATTGGATCGTAAAAACTTCCAAACAACAGGCGATCCAGAAAAATCTAGATTCAATCCACCTATATTACCAGGTGCAGTTTTTTCTGCCTTCGATTTCAATTAGTTTCTCCAAATAATGTTTTGCTTTCTCAAGATCATCTATGCCACCTTTTGACTTATAGCGACAAATATATTTTATAATATTTCCTTCGCAAAAGGGTAATTCATTTCCAATAATAAAATCCCAGGGCTGCATAGTCATGGTCTTATAATGATCCCCTTTGACTTGCTTAGTATTGCTCATCTCTGCCATAACATAACTTCCAACATTTATAACAATATCCTTTTTCTTTAGCAGCACCAATACATGGCTCGATATGACTTATCTTTTTTTTACATCGATTACATAACTTGATACCAAGAGTATCATCTAATATCTTTTCCACTTGACTTCTTGATGGTTGATATAAAACATTCTTAGTCGCTTTCATTGTCTATTACCTCTGGTGCTTTCACATTTATGCCAATCACACTTGGTTTATCTTCATTCTCAGGATTATCAAGTAGACCGGATGCTTTAGCTAGTAGTCGTAACACTTGGACTTTATCAAAGAATTCAAACTCCATCGTTTCGTTTCCATCCTTATCACGTCTTACCTTTACGTTTTTAATACTTTGTAAAGCATGATCCGGTATTTTACCTGATGCCTTTACTGTAACCTTTCCTTCGTCATCCCATGACATCACATCAGTAATCTTGGTGTTCGCCATACTCAATAACGAGTAAGCTACCGCTTCACGATTATGCACTAAGGTATTGGATCGCTTCAACTTGTTTTGAATAGATCGAACACCACCCCAATTTTTTAAACTAGGTATTTGTTTTTTTTGTGCCATATAAACTCCTTGTTTCTTCCATCGTTAAATCATCGTCTGATCCCGGCTCTCTTGTAAAAAATTTACATCCTCTTTTTACTTCACGTTTATGTAAATTACAAAACACAACACCTTTAAAGTCAACTACGTCAAAATGGATACAGTAATAACATTTTTGTTTCATAACGACATATCCTTTAAAATTTCTTCAATAATTCTAACAGTAAAAGAATTACCAAGTGCCTTACACCTCTGCGTCTTACTTATATGATCAGTATAGTTATCATCAAAGGTTTGGAGTCTTTCTAGTTCTACGCAACTCAATTTACGATAGTAATAATTATTATCTATAAGAGTATGTTCTTTGGTCATAGATGTAGTAATGCAATTCATTTTATCATCTTTGCGAGGTTGCAGAACTTTGGCACGTCTTGGACTAAAATCCTTTTTATACTTTGCCATATGCTCTTTTCTCAACTGCTTTGCTTCTTCTGTCCTAGTTTCAGTAAAGGCAACATTCTTCATGCCCTTATCAATACATTCCTTAACTTCTTTTGGTAAAATTAATACTTTAGGTTCTCTATGACCACCTTGCATCGTAGAAACAGTTGGTGATTTACCACTTTTAGCATAGACTCGTTTTATAGATTGATGACCACGAATATCAGTAGCATCAGCTACATGATGACATAAGCTGTCTTTTTTTATTTCTCTTGGCTTACATGGTCTAAACAGGTTCTCAGGTTTTGCTTTTTCCCTAAAATCCATAATCTCTTTGACAGAATAAAATCTAAATTTATCCCCTGTTTTAGATTCATGCCTAGCATTTTCATCTTTAATAAGTTTATCAAAATTCTTATCCCATGCTTTTGTTAGAATCATCGACCTTTGCTTTCTTTGAATACTGTTCCAAGCAACTGCACTATCGTATCTTGAAGTAACACAAAATGATTTGCCTTGCTTAGTGGTCATCTCATCAGTTGCAATTCCATCTTCTAAAATATCTCCAAGCAAGATGCCTTCATCTTCGATCTCATGCTTTTTTTCAATATTAGTCCAATAGAGTCGTTTGCGACTTTGACCACTAACAAGTGCTGAATTAATCTCCCTTGGCTCACATCCAACAGCTTTAGAAATAACATCTCTCCACTCTTGTTTCATCTTGACATTTTCAAGCAAGAAATACTTTGGTTTACATTCTTCGAGTATTCTTACAAAGTGCCAAAACAATCGTGATTGAGGATGCTCAAAGTTCGTCTGAGGTCCAGCTTGACTAAATCCTTGACATGGGCTACCAGCGACTAATAAATCAACATTCTGATAATCTTTGCCATTAACTTTCGTGACATCTCCTATCTGTATGGTATTCGGATAATTAGCTTGAGTAACTGTTATCGCATACTTATCTACTTCACTCGCATAATAAATATAATCTTTAATGCCAATACGATTGATTGCAACTTGAGCCGCTGATATCCCATCAAAGAGAGATAAAACTTTAAAAGGGTAAGTCATCTGCCATCTCATCTACAGTTTGAACTGCTGGTTTATGTGATGGATGCGTAGGTGTGTTCGGTTGATCAGCTACTTCATTTCCTATCTTTACAGATATAAACTCCATGCCACCCTTACTTACCTTCTTGGTAATATCAAGATAATACAACTTGTTGTCGTGGCACATGATCTTACCTCGATAGTCTGAATGCCAGTCCTCTACTTTTTTGTCATTCTTAAATGCTGATCCCCAGCCAGGTTTATGTTGATAACTCATTTTTAGTCCTTTCTTTAAAAAAATTTATGTGGGATACATAGTAGTAACGCTACACCCCACACCCCCCTAATACCGCTCTCGCTGACAGCCAATCGACAGCGGTCTTAGA